TGTAGAGTCTAATTAACTCTTGCTAAATGGTATAATATATTAGAGACTTAGCTAGCAGCTAAAACTCTGTAGTTCAGTGGTAGACCGACGCTCCCTCAAGGTTAAGGGCCAAAATGCTGGGAACAAAGCGTACGCCGTTGGTTCGAATCCAACCAGAGTTTTTTGTTGCTTTATGGCTAAGGGCAAGTAATACTATAACAACTGATCCGCCAAGTGTGGAACCAGTAACAGGTTTGTCTGACTAAATCGGGCAAACCCAGCTCTTTAAAAAATTTAATCGCGGGATAGTGAAGTGGCAAAACGGGAGTCTCATAAGCTCCAGTCAGAGGTTCGATTCCTCTTCCTGCAACCAAATTTCTCAGTAACCACGACCCCACTGGTATATAGGTAGGGCCTGCGATTGGAATGTAGCAGCCTGTAAATCCTGCTGAGACTTGCGACACCTGCCATATTGAGAGAATTCGGTATGTGTGGTCTGGGCGTTCTCGGACGTTAAAGTGGTGTGACACTGGGAGAGACTAGACACTTTATTCCTGGATAGCTCAATGGTAGAGCGCATCGCTGTTAACGATGATGTTCCTGGTTCGAGTCCAGGTCCAGGAGCCAGCAGGTAGTTATACTGCTAAGGACGCAGTCCAGACTGTAAATCTGGCGTCGAAAGACTGGGTGGGCTCGATCCCCACACTACCTACCATTTTCATATGATCCCCAAACTAGGAAAATTCTATTACATAGACTATACAGACAAAGAAGCTCCTGAGGGCTCTTACTTCGGGATAGCTCGCTGTGTAAAAGAGTATCAATACTCAGAAAGTGGAGAGAGGCTAGTAAGGCCACTGTACGAGTTCGAGCACCCTAACAATGAGGGTGAAATGTGCTTGAGTCTCTACTACGAAGATGAGATAGTAATGGAAGCAATTTAACTATTGCCTGATGGCGTAAGGGTAGCGCAACTGACTTTGACTCAGTTAGTCTAGGTTCGAATCCTGGTCAGGCAACCAATTTCCCCCTAATAACCAGGGCGGGTAGGGATTATTCTCTACCCGCCTTTTCTTTACCTATATGAGCACATACACAATAACCTGGGAAACATACAGAAACATGCAAGCTAGAATTGCTGAGCTTGAACATAGAAACACTGAGCTTGAAAAGCAGGCTCTTAAAGAAATCTCTTCTGAAATTCTGTTACTGGAAGCAGAAAGAGAAATCGATCGTTTAAACAATCAACTGAAAGGAGAATAATTATGCCTATGGGCTTTCCAGGGGACGAAGACCCCAAAGACAGTGAACCTGAAGTGTACTGCCCGGATTGCAACGACTTGCTAGAGCTTGGCAAGGGTTGGATGAAATGCGAAAGCTGCGGATTTTATGATGAAGCAGATCCCGATGAAAAATTCGAGCGAATCCCTTGAGTTTGGGGAAAAGCTGAACAGCTGTAGAAAAATTTTAATATCTGCAGCTGAAAGCTTCTTACGAAAAGCACATGAAGCAGAAGATGTGGTTCAGTAGGCTTCAGTAATCATGTGGAATAAATACAACACATTCGACAAAAATACTGACTTCGTAAAATGGGCATATACTATTGTAGCTCTTGTTGCCAGGAATGCAAATAGATCCATGCTTGCCGCTCCTGTTGTACAAGATCAAGAGTTGTATGATATTCGTTCTGAAAGCTGGAAGACTGAGCAAGACCACAACACGCATCTAAAACTAGAAGAAACTCTTGAAAAGCTGGATAGCGACGAGCGCGCCCTGCTCGAGGCTGTCTATATAGATGGTGAGAGAATTGACGAGTATGCCCGAGTGCAAGGTAAACCAAGGCAGACAGTATATAATCAGCTCTGCGAAATAAAAAAGAGAATAAAACTATGAGCCACGTAGACCACCCAACACACTACAACCAAGGTCAAATTGAATGCATCGAAGTAATCGATCAGCTTAATCTGGGTTTCAGTCTAGGCAATGCCTTGAAATATATCTGGCGCTGCAACGACAAAGGTAAAAAGATAGAAGATCTCAGAAAGGCTGTTTGGTACATCGAGCATGAGATCGCCATTGCGGAGAGTATAGAGAGAGCTAATTATGTGGAGGAAAAGACAAATACTGCTTTCTTCACCCGATAATGCTGACGATTTTGACCGGTCAGTATGCAGGCATTTCAATCCGGCTTCACAAATCTGTGAACGCTGCAACAACGAGGACGAAACTATGAACAGAGAAGAACTTGAAAACTTTAAAAACCGAGGGCCATGTGCTTGCGGAAACCCGGATTGCTCTTATTGTTCGGCGATAGGAGACTTCAAATTCATGTGGGCTGTAGCAAAGGCTGAAAGAGATATTTACGTGAATCAATTGCAAAGAGCGCTTGAAATTGCTGATGCTCTCACAGACTATACATGTAACGCTGATGATGCAGCAGATTGGAAAGAGATGCTAGGTAATCTGGTTGCTGAAGTAGAGGGTAAACCTAAACCATCTAAAGAACATGCCAGCTAAATATGAAAATATAGAAGTAACTGAAGAGTTTCTAAACAAAGATCCCTCAGCCTATTTTGTGTTTGGTGACAACGCTACAAGACAGGGATTAGCTGGAGCAGCAAAGCTTCGGCATCATCCTAGAGCTATTGGTTTTGTTACCAAGAAAGCACCTAACGGAAATCCAAAAAGCTGTTTCACTCCAGAAGAGTATGCTAAGCCATTCTTTGATCAGTTGAAGCAGCTTTCCAATCACGTAAAAAATAATCCTCTGCAGAAGTTCTACGTATCTAAACTAGGTGCTGGGTATGCGAACAGATATTATATCTGGGAAACACTAATTCACCACAACCTGGTAGAAGCATTGGGCAAGTACGACAATGTAATCTTCTGCTGGACTCAAGAAAAACTAACATCTACATAGTATGGAAAAATTAGCAGTAATAGCAAAAGTATTAGCACTAGCTCCTATTGAAGGGGCAGACAGAATTGAACGCGCCACTGTACTAGGTTGGCATGTGGTGGTTAAAAAGGGGTTATATCGTGTCGGAGATCTTGTAGTGATGGTGTTCCCTGACTCATGCGCTCCAAAAGCATATGTAGATGAGACCTACATTGGAGAAGATAAAACACGTATCAAGACAGTCAAGATGCGTGGGCAATATAGCGCAGGCCTGGTATTGCCTGTTGCTGAAGTCTATGCCGCAGCAGAAAGAAAAGGTCTTCCTTCTAAGGTTTGGGAAGATGGGGAGGAAGTAAGCGTACTCCTCGATATCGAGAAGTGGGTAACTCCTGCAGGGTTAAACATAGATGGAGATATGCTTGCAGACTTTCCATCTAGATACATCAGTAAAACAGACGAGCTAAACTTCAGAAGCGAACCTGGAGCATTGCTAGAAGCTAGAACAGATCCTAGATTTAAAGACGTAGAATTTGTTGCTACACTAAAATGTGACGGTACAAGCGCCACATATATCAGCTCAGAAGGCATGTTCCATGTTTGTGGACGCAACAGAGAGTTCAAAGATACTGCTAGTAATGTGCATTGGCAGCTCGCTAGAAAGTACAAGCTGGAAGGTAACTTGCCTGACGGCTATGCGATCCAGGGAGAGATCTGCGGTCCAGGGATTCAAAAGAATCCTTTGAAGCTGGATGCTGTGGATTTGTTCGTATTCAAGGTAAAAAATGTAAAGACACATGAGTGGCTCGGCTGGGATGAGCTAAGACTGTTCTGCTATCAGCATGGGCTCAAGCATGTGCCCGAGATCAGCAGATTCAAGTTCACAGAGACTGCACCATCAAATGAAGAACTGCAGGATATGGCAAACAACACTAAGTATGACAACGACCGGGCTAACGCTGAAGGGATTGTAATCCTTCCAGTTGTTCCAATCAGGTCAATGAGTCTTCAGAAAAGCTACTGGAGCCTCAAAGTAATGAATCAGCCATACGACATGAAGAAAGGTTAATATGACAACACAGGAAATTATTAATGCCTTAAGAATACGGTGGGCTATAAGTGGAGAAATGGAAATGTTAGCCGCTGACAGGCTGGAGGAGTTGCAAATGCAGTCAGCTGCAATGGTTAATGAGAGGAATAACGCTATTCAAGAGACCTTGGATCTCGCGGTACAGCTGCGTCAGACTAGAGATGATCGCGACATGCAAACCCAAAAGCTTCAACGAAAAATAGATGAGCAGTATGTAGAACTTAGGGACCTCTGTGAAGAAGCTGCACGCATTGAGAAAATAGACGCTGCGACCCGACATGAGCTAGATATTGTAAGCAAGAGACTGGCTGAAGTTCGGGAAAAGTGCTACGAGTGGGAAAGCACTTGCAATAATGCTATAACATCCATCTGTAAAAAACAATTAGAGGTAGACGAAATCCAAATTAAAGTCGATAGATTGGTAGTCGAACGTGATGAAGCTAGGGCAGAGGCAGATTCGCTTAGGTGGCAGTGTGATGAGTTAAAAGAACAACGCGATACTGCTAGAGAATATGTTCAAAGCGAGAGAAGTCACCTACAAGCAGTGAGAGATGTGTTACTTAAATATAAAGTTCCATATTTCCAGGATGACGATATCGCTGAATGGGTTGAGGCCCTCGGTTTCCAGCGTGATGCTAGTCGTGCTGAGGTTGAGCAACTCAACAAAGACTATCAGAGAGAGAAAGATTATCGTGAAAACCTGCGGGTAGAGCTCAGAAAAACAAGAGAAATCTTAGATGAGCTCGACAAGCAAAACGAGAGAACAGTATCTGAGAAAGCTAGAACTCTTGTAAACGATCACAAGAGGCTAGGTGAAATGCATAAAGAATTAGCCGAAAGACATGGTCGTCTGTTTGCTAATAAAAGAGATGAAAGCATTAAGCGAGAACCTTCCAGGTTAGAGATTGCGGCGATGTTTAAAGCGGCTTGGTATTCAAGCCAAAATTACGATTCTGGGAATAACGTTGAAACAGAATGGTGGATACAACAAGCAGACGCACTCATCCTGGCTGCAAAATATAGTAAATGAATACACCATATACGATAGAGAAAAGCACAGATCATGGACACTCATGGGTGCTTGTGGGTAATGCTGGAGAAACTGAGCTTGAAGCTAGAAAACAGCTAGACTTACACAGGTCTAGCCTACCAAAGAAAAACGGACAGATTAGATACAGGCTAGACTATACAGAACCTAAAAAAATAGGTCCTGACTATAAGAATAAAGTAGAATTAATTGGCTACTATGGCAGTGACGAGCTAC